TGGGTATCGCTTAAGTCGATCCCTGGACGCGCTTTTTATTTTGAGACATACTTACCGAAGTATGCTGCAATGTATGATAAACTTCCGATCTCTGCATTTTTATCGCGCCCCGAAACGCCTGACCCTGATCTTGACCTTCCTAACCTGCAGTTTTGGAACTGCATGGACTATGGCGTCAGATGCCTTGAGAAGTCCTTTATCACTTCAATGGACTTCGAAGTACGCACACGCAATTTCGGGACCCTTAAAGGGGCATACAAGTTCACATTAGACAACTTTCATCCTGACGGAGATACTACAAATACAAATGTAAGCGAAATTCCTGACGAACATAAGTCACATAATTGCATTGAACTGGAAAATGGGCAGTTTTGCCTCTATCCAAACAATAGAACAAGGATCTTTGACCTCTCTATTACCCCCGAAACGCCGCTCGTCCCTGATTTTAAGGTGAGTACACACTATTTCCAAGTTGAAAATGGTGTCAGATGGGGTAGACTAGGTGATACCGACGAGTATTTCTGGAAAACAGAAGAAGAAATCCAACAAGATTACCTAAATTCAATGTATCCAGACATTCCTGACGACATTACTGAACCAATTGTCAAGAAAGTATGTCCAAATTGCGGTCAAAACCCATGTGATGTCCGCTGTATATACGCAGACTAAATAATTTTAGGGATAGCAACCCCTTTAAAAGTTCTGGAAACGAACTTTTGGAGGGCAAAATGTCTAATCATCCTGTTCCCGACCATAATCGTGATATGATGAGGGAAGATTTTGGTACTGAATATCTCATTTCAGACCCAAAATCGGATAGAATTTTAAGAGAAGTGGTCGGAGATCATAAGCATGATCTAAAAAGACAGACTTTACTCCACGAACAGATTCGTAATGACGAGGATTACGATGATTGGGAGTATGGAACCGAACCAAGCTACGGAAAGAAGGTATAAATAATCTCGATATATATTGCCAATTCATGGCTGAGACTAACTCACGGGCTTTTAAGGACATTGATTTGTCATTTAAAGCGCATCCTGTTACAGGAGATCTGCCTGTTCTCAAGAATGAGAAGGCGATTAAGCGTGCTGTTAGGAATTTAGTGCAAACAATTGTAGGAGAACGACCATTTGCGTCCAACATTGGGACGGATGTGACTCGTTCTCTTTTCGATTTTGTTGATTTTGCCTCTGCTGGCGTGATTTCTCAGCAAATTCTTGATGTTTTAGCTGGTTTTGAGGGTAGGATAGCAAACACTCGTGTTCAAGTCAACCCAAGTCCAGACGATAACTCATTCGAAGTCAGTATTAGTTACGATATTGTTGGCGAAAATTTCGATAGTCAGCAATTCGAGTTTATTTTAGAGTCAACTAGGTAAAAAAATGCCATCTTTCAAGTATACTAACCTAGATTTCGACCAAATTAAGCAGTCGATCAAAGATTACCTAAGATCAAATTCAGATTTTACTGATTTTGACTTTGAAGGATCGAACATGTCGATCATTTTGGACGCTTTAGCATATAATACTTACATTACTGCCTTCAATAGCAACATGGTTGCCAACGAATCCTTCTTGGATTCCGCAACTTTGAGAGAAAATGTAGTATCTCTGGCAAGAAACATTGGTTATGTCCCCAGATCGCGGAAAGCAGCGGAAGCGATCGTTGATTTTGACTTTAAATTCCAAGGAGATTCCACCACAGTAACTTTGAAGGCTGGATTAGTCGCTGTTGGAACTGTAAATAATACAAGTTATGTATTTTCGATCCCAGAAGACATAGTTACAACGAGTCCATTAAACCCTGGAGAGGTTGCTGGACAGAATCCTAGAAGAACTGCAACATTTTCTGGAATAACTGTCTATCAAGGAACATATTTGACTAAACAGTGGACTGTAAATGGCAGCACTGACCAAAGATTTTTAATTGAGAACTCTTTTGTTGATATTGATACCCTTAGAGTTAGTGTTAGGAAGTCTGGTGCGTCTGCAGGACTCTCTTTTTCTAAGGTAGACAACATTATTAATGTGACAGGCACCTCAAATGTCTATCTTATCCAAGAAGCAGCAAATGAAACTTACGAATTGCTGTTTGGAGATGGACTTTTTGGAACAAAACTAGAAGTTGGCGACACAATTAGCATTTCCGTACATTATAACAGACGGTAAGGATGGTAATGAAGGTAAAAACTTTGCATTTTCTGGAAATATCTTAAATGATTCGGGTACACCCATCTCCCCTTACGAATTAACCACCGTTACGACCTCTCAGAGCGCCCGTAACGGGTCAGATATCGAGTCTGTTGACTCCGTTAGGTACTTTGCCCCCCGAATGTACTCAGCGCAGAACAGGGCGGTCACACCACGCGATTATGAAGCGATCGTTCAGTCAATTTATCCCAATACTGAGTCCATTTCTGTCGTTGGTGGAGAAGAATTAGATCCTCCCGAGTTTGGAACTGTTGTTTTAAGCATCAAGCCGAGAAACGGGACATTTTTGTCTGACTTTACCAAGCAGAACATCCTCACTAAACTTAAGAGTTACTCTATTGCTGGTATTAACCAAAGAATTGAGGATCTGAAGATTTTGTATGTAGAGTTGGTCACTTCAGTTTACTACAATAACAGCATTTTTGACGATCCTAACGAATTAAAATCGCAAGTTATTCAAGCATTGACAGAATATGGCGGATCGACCAATTTAAATAAATTTGGCGGCAGATTTAAGTATTCTGAGTCTCAAAGAATCGTAGATCGTGCAAATCCTTCGATCACATCGAACATTATGCGCGTTCAGATGCGTAGAGACCTAAAATGTCTGATTAATCAAGTGGCACAGTACGAATTGTGCTTTGGTAACCAGTTCCACATTCTAGAAGGTGGCGGAACTGTCAAATCCACTGGATTTACTATTCAGGGAAGTGAGGAAATTGTCTATTTGACGGATATTCCTAGAGCTGACGGTTTATTTGGTGATATTGCCATCTTTAAACCAGCAATTGTAGAAGGTGGTGACTCAGAGGTTGTAATTAAGTCAGCAGGAACAGTAGATTACACTAAAGGTGAAATTCTCATCAATGCAGTTCAAATTACATCTACTGTTAAGGGTAATGACACCGTTGAGGTTCAAGTATTCCCAGAATCCAATGATGTTGTTGGACTCAAAGATCTTTACTTGAGTCTAGACCTCTCAAACTCTCAGATAAATATCGTGAGAGATACGATTTCCTCTGGTCAGCAAATTTCTGGCATTGGATATCAAGTCACTTCTAGCTACTCCAACGGATCGCTAATTAGACAGTAGGATGATCGAGACAAATTCGCCTTTAAGTCCCAGAATCAAGACTTATCAAGTAGTCAGTGAAACTGTACCTGAATTTGCAGTTTCGGAGAATCCTGCATTTCTTGAGTTCTTAAAACAATACTATATCTCTCAGGATTATCAAGGTGGACCCTCTGATATCGCTGAGAATATCGATGCGTACATAAAATTAGATAATTTAACCACGGATGTAATCAGAGGCACTACATCTTTGACTGCAGACATTTCTAGTTCTGCAGACACGATTAATGTCACAAATACTGATGGATATCCTGCTCGTTTTGGTCTTTTAAAAATTGACCAAGAGATTATTACATATACCGAAAAAAATAGTACATCTTTCATTGGATGTACTAGAGGATTTAGCGGAATTGACAAATATTCGGAAACTTCAGTAACTTGGAAGCAAACCCAAGCAGCTGCACATTCTTCTGGGGCAACTGTAACAAATGTAAGTGCTCTTTTCTTACAAGAGTTTTACAAAAAGCTGAAAGCGATGTACGCTCCTGGTTTGGAGGGAGTTACCCTTTCTCCTAACCTTAATGTTAATAATTTTATCAAAGAAGCAAGAAGTTTATACGAAGCAAAGGGAACTGAGGATTCTTTCAAGATTCTCTTTAAGGCATTGTTCGGAATTGAACCAAAAATCAATGATCTCGAAAAATATCTGATCAAACCATCTTATGCAAATTATGTTCGCAGAAAAACTCTCTCTGTAGAAATAATTTCTGGAGATCCAACTGCTTTAATCGGTGAAACCCTTTATCAGGACAACGATCCTAATAATCCAAATTATAATGCTGCATCTGGACCTATTTCTGAGATTCAAAATATTAGAGACGGTTATTATAAGATTTCCCTCTTTACTGGTTTTGACGAAAGGTCTTTGACCGACGGAACTTTCAGAGTTGCTGGTAGAACCAGAAACATTGGCGAAATTGGGATTGGAGCATCTGTAATTACAGTAGATTCTACTATTGGATTCTCTAGTATCGGCACCCTGAAAATTGGCGACCCCACAAATTCATATTATCAGACAGTTAATTACGGAACTAAGAATATTAACCAGTTCTTTAACATCACACCACTTATTTCGACAACTATTCCAGATAATAGCAAAATATCTGCACCAAATATTGTATACGGATATGAGAATGGTGATCTGAATAAAGTAGTCAACATGAGAGTGACTGGGGTTTTGAATGAATTCATTACCAACCAACCTCTACAAAACTTAGATACAAATTCTTCTATTAGAGTAAAGAATTTAGGTAGATATATTGACAATCCAGATCAGGATAAGACTTACGAAGAAATTTTCTTCAACTCTTGGATTTACAACACTGCTTCTCGATATTATATCAATTCTTTTTCGGGATCGCAGTTTGTTCTGGAAGGAACTATTGATAAGTCAAGTTTAAGAGTTGGTGATATAGTTCAGATTCTGAAAAGAGGAACTCCCGATCTTATCGCTGATAATTTAGTTGTTACCACTATTAATAAAACAACTAAAACAGTTTCTTTGTCTGGGACTATTCCAACATTAAGCACATCTCTTCTGTATGATATTAGAAGGAAACAGAAGAAGGCAGTCTCAACTATTGTTCCTCTAGTTGGAGGTCAAGAGCAACTTCTTACTGATGTAAACAACACCTACATTGTCTCGGAGAATGAATCTGAGAGTGGTAAGAGAGAAGCATATGTTGCTTCTAGTTCTCTGCCCAGTTATCCTATTACAGTTGATAAGATCCATGCAAAACTTACAAACCCATCAGTTGCATTAGGAAACTTCCAGGGATATGATAGTCTAGAGAATGCTTATACTATTATTTCTTTTACAAATCCAGTCCCATTTAAGACTGGAGAAGAAGTAACTTATACTGCTGGAGAAGGGACAACATCTATCGGTGGTCTTGTACAAGGCAAAAGTTATTTCGTAAAGGTATTAAGTTCTTCCAATCAAATTCAACTTTTTGCCTCTAGAGCGTTTATTAAGGCAAATTTACCAACATACTTTGTTGCTCCAACACAGACAGTAGGAACTCACGACTTTATTCTTAGTAGTCAAGGAAGTCGCAACCTTTTCCCAGCTAGACCTATTCGCAGATTTCTTCTCGAACAAGATCTCACAAGTGGAAGAGAGCAAGAAACGACATCAGAAAATACCAGTGATGGAAATACTGGTATGCTCGTCAATGGTGTTGAAATCTTAAATTATAAGGGAGAAGACCTAGTTTATTCTGGTGGGTTAAAATCTATTGATGTCTTATCTGGAGGATCAGGATATGATGTTATTCATCCACCAAGTATTACTATTAACGAGGCGAATGTAAGTGCAGCAAATACTGCAGCTGCATTAGCAGTTGTATCTGGTAAAATTCAAAACATTGTTGTTGACCCAGTAACTTTTGACATTGACAGCGTAGTTAGTGTTCAGATTTGGGGAGGTAACGGTGCAGGTGCTAGAGGTAGGGCAGTAACAGAGGAGAGATTTAGAGAACTTTCATTCACTGGTGTTAGCACTCTCTCTGGTGGCGATGTAAACGCTACGGATAATGTAGTCACATTTAACAGCGAACATAATCTTCTGACAGGTGCAAGAATTGTATATGATAGGAATGGTAATTCTAACTTAGGAATTGCCACAACTGGATCCTCTAAGGATGAACTCACTTTAATGAGTGGACAGGATTATTATGTTCATGCAAACTCAGATAATTCCATTTCTCTCTATTACACTAAGAATGATGCTGTTCTTGGAGTAAGCAGCATTCAAATTAGTGAAGATGCAGCTGCATTAAATAGCGGTCTTCATGTCTTTAGAACATACGAACAGAAAACCACGGTTAGCAGAGTAAGTATTGAGGATCCTGGCGAGGGATACACCAATAAAGAATTGATCGTGAAGCAAGCAGGTATTAACACTGCAAGAGATTTCATTCGATTTGAAAATCATGGATTTAAAAGTGGCGAAATTGTTAACTATACCTACGACACCACTGGTATTGTTGGACTAAGTTCTACAAAGCAATATCAGGTAATTAGACTTTCTGCAAATAGATTTAGATTAGCAGAAGCTGGAAATAAAGGTGATATAGAACCGACTACTACAAATTATGATAAAGGAATTTATGCATTCTTAGATTCTGAAGGATCTGGATATCAAAGATTCTTGTATCCAGAAATTCAGTGTAGGGTCACCGTTCTAACCGAAAATCAACAACAAGAACAATTAACAGTTACTCCTATTGTTAGAGGAGAAATTGTAGATACGATTGTATATGAAGAAGGAAATGGATATGGATCTAACATTGTTAATTTTGAAAATCCTCCAACTATTTCCATTGGTGAAGGAACTCTTGGACAAATTGGAATAATTATTTCCAATGGAAAGATTATTTCGGCATTTGTTCTTGCTGGAGGATCTGGATATACTGGTCCGCCAGATGTTACTGTAGAAAGCAGCAATCCTAACGCAACAGGTGCTGTTCTTAGAACAGAATCTGCAGATGGAAAAATTACAAGTGTAGTTATTATTTCTCCTGGTATTGGGTATGAAACTGGTACAACCCTGGTTAGAGTTTCTCCTCCTGGAAGCAGACTAAAACTCAAAGCAAATTTAAGATCTCTTGTTCTTAACAAAGCTTTTGGATTAAATTCAAATGAATTGTCATACTTATCTCCTGTTGATGGTGGTCTTGCTGTAAATGCTATTGGTTACGGAAACTCTATTAGGAATTTCTTTGGTGACGATGGATCTGGACATTCCCCTATCATTGGATGGGCGTATGACGGAAATCCAATTTACGGTCCTTTCGGATCAGAAGATCCCGACGATATTCAATCCAATGTTAAGAGAATGGAGTCTAGTTATGAAATTGTTCCTACCAATATTCCAAATAGACCATCTATAGTAGATTTTCCTTATGGATCTTTCGTGGATGATTATGTTTATACTGGAGTTGGAGATCTGGATCGCCATAATGGTAGATTTACAAAGACTCCAGAATTTCCCCAGGGCACATACGCATATTTTGCCACGGTAGACAATCTTAATGCACCAGTATTCCCATTTTTTATTGGTGACATTTACAGAAGTTTTGCAATCCTGCAGAACACAGTCAGGGGTCTTCTTAACAATCAACTTAATTTTAACTTTGAATCTTCAAGGTTAGTTAGAAATACTTTCCCATACAATCTGTTTGGGGATGGAAAAGCATATGACTATGTTTTCCAACCTTATAAGGTAAATAATCAACAATCTATTCCAGATGTTTTGGGAGTTGGATCTATAACATCTATTGATGTATTGGCATCTGGAAGTGGATATAGTGTAAAGGACCAGCTGGTATTTGATGAAACAGGCACAAATGGTGGTGGTCTTACTGCAGAAGTCCAAAAAGTCTATGGAAAAACTGTTAATAGAGTAAATAGCAGTCTCGCTAGTTTTAGTAATGTTCCGATCAAGCATACTCGAACTGGTGTTGTATTCAGAGTAACACCCTATCACGAATTCCAAACTAATGATACAGTTGGTGTTACTGGCATTTCTACATTTGTCAAAGGATTGGAGGGTTACAATAAAATTGATACCCCTCTATACAAAACAACCCTTACAGATGATGGATACACTGGAATCATTACAGACCTCCGTGTTGCGTTTGTTCCCTCTGTAGTTTCTGCTGGGGATTCTATCGGCATCGGAACTGAGATTATGAGAGTTCTGAATACATTCCCCAATGAAAAGGTTGTTAGAGTTGAAAGATATGCTGGATTTGCAACGGCATCTGCTGGTGCTGCTGTCACTTACTTTAGTAGCGAGTTTACTATCCCTCTTGCAGATATCCCAGTATTTGATTCTAGATTCCAAGATATTTACTATTTCAATCCTAAAGAAGCGGTAGGTGTCGGTACAACTGTCGGATTCTCAACATCTGTTAATGTATCTTTGAATGGAGTAACAAAGACTAGATCTATTCTTTCGAAATCTATCTTCTTAGAGAATCACTCACTGTTAAACAACGATATCATCACATTTGATAAGAGAGGAAATTCTGATATCTTTGCCACGGACTCAATCAGTCCGTATACGGTGCCTAGCGCCCTCACAGGCAACTTCTATGTGGTAAGAAAGACCAAGAATACTATTGGCATTAAAACCATCCCTGAGGGTCCAGAACTGTTCTTTACGACGACTGGTGATGATGCGGCAAATTATTCCTTTACCACAAATTATGATCAAGAAACTGCCGATGTTGAAAGGAATGTTCTGACAGTTGTTGCTGCTGAAAATCATGATCTTGCTGTAGGTGATCAAGTAAATCTCACCGTTCGTCCTGGTCTTTCTACTGGAATTGGAAATTCTACTACTGCAGTCGTAAAACTCATCGATGGTCAATTAATCATTAACCCTATTGGCATTCCTACTACTGGAATCAATACATCGACAAATATTTTCACCGTTAATGACCATGGTCTTGAAACGGGATTTAAGGTGCTTCCATATGGAGCATCTGGAGTTTCTACTCATTTGCCAGAGGGATTAGTACAGAGACCGTATTATGTACTGAGAATTGACAAAAATCAGTTCCAACTTGCAGATTCTAAGAAACAACTTCTTACAGATCCCCCAGAAACCGTAAGTGTTAGTGACTTTGGATACGATGGACAAACACTGAATCCAATCAATCCTCCAATTAAGGTAACGAGAAGAAATAATCTTGTATTTAACTTAAATGACACATCTTTGAGTGGATCTAAGTTTAGACTTTTCTATGATAATAACTATTTCAACGAATATGTTGGAACAGGAACTACCGATTCTCTGGAGGTAGTAGGGTTTGGAACGGTTGGAATTGGAACCACAAATCCGCCTGATGAACCCACAAAAACTATTCTGTTTAATAAGCGTCTGAGAAATGAACTTTACTATGCTTTAGAAGTCGGTGGATATATTTCTACAGCAGATAATGATGTTTCCAATGCGACAAAGATCACTTATATTGATAGTGCATATAATGGGTCTTACTCAATTACTGGTATTGGATCTACTACATTCGATGCAACTTTAGTATTCGAACCAGAAGCTTCTGGTTACGAAAGCGCAGACTGTGATGAGTTGTTCTATACGACAACATCTATTGGAGCTACTGGTGGAATTGCACAAGTACGAGTAAACAATGGTGGATTTGGATATCAAGCATTCCCATCCATAACATCTATTGGAAATAGTGGTGTTAGTGCAGATTTGAGACTGAGAAGTTCAGATATCAATCGTCTTCAGTCTGTCAATGTACCAACAGATGTTTATGGTTATCCATCTGACAATACACTGAAACCCGATGCATTCCTCCCCAGAGTTGTTAGAATTAAAAATGCTGATAAGGTTATTGAAGCACAGGTTACATTTGGTGGAAGATCTTATCTAAACGCTCCTTCCCTGGTTCTTTATGATCTAACAACAGGAGAGATTGTTAATAATGGTCTAATCACATGTGATCTCAGCGACTCTGCTGTAAACTCGGTAGAAGTTGTTGTCCAACCCAGGGGTCTGAGCGCAAACAACTATGGACTTGCTCCTCTGAGAAACAGTAATGGATTGTCCATTATCGAAGCTTTCTCTGATGTTGGAGTTCTTACATGTAAGATTACCACACCTATTTTGGGATATGTTACTGAACCTTTCCAGATTGGAGAACAAGTTTATCTTGAAGGAATTGATTTTAATGGAGACGGTGATGGATTCAACTCTGGAGACTATAAGTTTGCAGACTTTACAATTGCAAATTACAACGCTGCGGTAAACCCAAGGCAAGTTACATTTGAATACGCTGGTCTTACTACAAATGTTGGCACAGGTGCTACGACCAAACCTGGATTTGGTCAAATTGTAAAATCCGCAGACCTTGCAAGATTTACAGCTACCAAGAAATTCTCCGAGTTTTCTGAAAATGAAAACCTGAAGAGAAATGATGACTTAGAGACGGATCTCATTATGAGATCTATCAATACTTCTACTGGAGAAATGGTTATTGAGGGTTCTAGACCGCTCAATCCAGATGACTCTCTTGTTGGTACAAATAGTGGTGATCGTGCGGAAGTAGATGTAGTTACAGAATTTGATGGATACTTTGACATCTCTGCAACTATCGATGCTAATCTTGGATGGTCTGATAATGTTGGTTTAGTTGGCGATAATAATCAGTTCTTGCCAGACAATGATTATTTTCAAAATATGTCTTATGCAATTGAGAGTGATAAAACATATAATGAGATTGTCACTTATGTGAACAATATTGCTCACCCTGCGGGAATGAAGAATTTTGCTAATACTCAAGTTCTTTCTGTAGCACAGGCAGGTGAATTTACTCAACCCGCAGATGATGCTGGTGGATTTGTTCTTGACTTTATTAGTGATCCGTTAAGAGTAGATGCAATTTATGGATTTGACCAATCCAGAGATGTTGATGGTGCTGACAATGTATCTAAGTTTGTTGAACTTAGATCTACAAGACTATCTGACTTTATCTTAAACAAAACGAACAGAGTTCTTGTTCACGATGATATCAGTCCTCAGTTTGTCAGTAATGAGTCTAATGACCTGAGTGACGATAGAACTATTGCAGCTGCTGTTGCTGGCAGACAGTTTTCAAGATATCTGGTACAAACAACTCACTCAGCAGAGAACCCGATTAACAACCAATATCAACTCAATGAATTGATTATGGTTGTCTCCAACCAAAATACATATCTGCTGCAAAAAGCTCATATCAATAACAACAATAATGCAGGTCTTTCTACTGGTTATGCAGAGTTCTTCTCTTTCTTCAATGTTAACGAGAATCAGACGGAACTGAGAATTAAACCTTATGAAACATTTGACACTGATTATGACATTAAGTCGCTGCAGCAAGGTTTTGCATCTGATGTTGGAATTGGATCCACTAACACTGGAAATGTAGTCAACACTTCAGTAAACCTTGTCGTCGGAACTGCGACCACAGCAACAGTCGTTGGTTTTGCCACAACTACTTTTGTTGGTGGAATTGGACTCTTTTTAGTCGTTGATAAAGCAACTAATAAGATCGATTATCATGAATTAGCACTTCAAACTGATGGTACTGACACTTATCTAACAGAACTAGCATCCTTTAACACTAGACAAAGTTTGGGTGGTTTGTCTGGTCCTACATTTATGGGAACATTTACATCCAGTATTGAAAGTGGTGTTGTCAAAATTGACTACATTCACAGTAATGTAGATGCTGTAGATATTAGATGTAGGTTCTTATCTTTTGAAAATGTTGGTCTTGGGACAACTAGTGTTCGTCATTTCAACCTTGCATTTACTCCAGAAGGGACTGAAAGATCTGCAAGAATTGTTGTTGGTTCTTCGGCAACTACTGGTATTGCTACTGTTGTTGGCGTTTCTAGTAACATAGACCTTTCGTTTAAATCAACAGTACATGTTTCTTATGGTGCTACCCAAACTCTGCATCAAATCTATGTTCTATCTGATCCAGAAAAAAATGACACATACCTGACACAGGCACCCATTGCTGCTGTTGGAACAACAACTGGAATTGGAACATTTGGTGCTGAATTCTCTGCTGGAAAGGTAAATCTTGAATTCTATCCTGATGCTGGCGTATCTGGCATGGTTAGCATCTTCTCTTACAATGAAATCATCTACAAGGACTTAGATCCGAATGGATCTCTTGCTGGTATTGGATCTTTTGACTATGGTAAGGTCTTTGAGAATCAAACTCAGAACTCTTATTTGGGTATCAACAATAGAAACATCAGAGAGTTTGATCTTACATACGAAGGTACTCCGATTTATGAGAGAGACCTTAACCCAGCAAACCCAAATCAAATCGACTATGGAACTGGTCTTATCAGCTTCAAGCACTTCTTCTCTAACACAGAACAAGTAACTTACACTCCCGACTCTAACATTATTGGTATTGCCGCAAGTGCTCTGCACTATGTAACTGGATATGGTTCTACTGAACTTCCGTCTACTGTATACATCATTAAGAGCAACAATAATCAGTTCTTTATCTCTACATCTGTAACCGATGCTAGAGCTGGTCTTGCTGTTACATTCCAACCTGGAACTGGATCTGGTAACAAGCACAGATTTACAATGGAGAAGAGAGATCAGAAGACGATCATTGCTCTCAGTGGAATTGTACAAAAACCGATCACATACACTCAAATCATATATGATCTTGATGTTCCTGTAAATGGCATTGTCACATCTCTTGCACTGAGCGGACTTAGCACAGTTACTTCTGGAGATCTCCTGAAACTTGAAGATGAATATACCATTGTTAAGACTGTAGGTTTTGCTACAACATCTACTGGACCTATTACTGGTATTGGTACATGGAGCATTGCTGAAGTTGAAAGAGGTGCTGTAGGAACTGCTGCAACTGATCACTCTGCTGGAGTTACTGCAAGAATCCATAGAGGTGCATTCCAAATCCTCAACAGCAAAATTCACTTTACTGATGCTCCTCTTGGCGGTGACCTTGGTCTTGCTGACCCAGGCAACTTACCATATCCAAGAGCAAGCTTTGGTGGTAGAACTTACCTGAGAGTTGATTATGATACCAATGAATTGTTTGATGATTTCTCAGATCAATTTGATGGTCTAGAAAATACCTTCAGTCTTTCTGCTATTGGTGCTGCTGTTACTGGTATTGGCACAACTGGTGGTAATGGCGTACTCTTCGTTAATGGAATTTTCCAAGCACCCTTTGGAGAGAACAACGAAGGAGTTTCTAACTTCAAGATCATTGAAGATCCCGTATCTGCTGCCGCTAGTGTTCAGTTTACTGGTATTACATCAGTAGGATTTACGGATCTAATTATTGATGAGGATGATATTAACCAAAACCAGCTACCTAGAGGCGGCATCATCATCTCTGTTGCATCTACCCCTGGACTTGGATATGCTCCGTTTGAGGGTGCATCTGTAAGGTTGGAAGTTGGAACTGGCGGAACAATTACCAATGTCATCGGAGTTTCGACTGCAGGACCGTCTGTAAATGTCACTGAGGCATTTTATGACAAGAAGACTGGTATTCTTACAGTTACCACTGCGACTGCTCATAATCTTCTTCTTGAAGATCAGGTTAAGTTAGTTGGTCTTGAGTTTACCTGTCCTGGTGGGTCTGGAATTACTACAACAATCTTCCCTGATCATGATGATCCGTTTGCTGTTGTTGGCATTATTTCAGCAACTCAATTTAAGACTAATGTTGGACCTTCTACAATTGCCCATACTTATGTAAGTAGTGGCACTGCTGCCCAGTGGCACCCCCTTACCTTTGGTTCTGGATACAGAACTGGTATTGGTACTATTGGCATCGCTGTAACCTCTTCTACAGGCACTGGAGCGACTATTACTGCCGTTGTTGGTGCTGGTGGATCTCTTGTATTCTCCGTAACTGGTCCTGGAACCAATTATACTGCTGATGATTTGGTTCTTCCCCCAGAACCAAATGGGGAAAATCTCCCTGTCGTCGGTTTGACAAGAATTGGTCTTGGTGCAACTACTGCAACAGGAGTTGGATGCTCAATCTCTGTAGAAATTGCTGGTGTTGGCACCGCCACTGGAATTGGATCTACTTACTATGAAGTTGCCAGATGGGAATTTAGCAAGAAAGGTTATGGATTCAAACGCGGTGATACCTTCACTGTTTCTGGTCTTTCTACCGATCCTGGCGCTGGAGACAATTACAGAAACTTTGAAATCGAAGTCGTTGATGTATTTACTGACCAAGTAGCAGCATGGCAGTTTGGTAACATTGACTATCTTGATAATATCAAACGCTATCAAAACGGAGATCAGAAGAGATTTATTCTTGAGTATCAAAGATCTATTGTCAGTTTTGAGATTGATAGAAATGATGCAGATTCTAAAGAGATTGACCTTTCTGCAGTTCTCCTAATCTTTATCAACGGCGTAATTCAAGAACCTGGAGTCAATTATGTCTTTTCTGGAGGATCAGTCCTTGAGTTTATTACTGCTCCTACTGCCGAAGATAATGTTGTCATTTTCTTCTATAGAGGAACAATCGGACAGGATAGTTTCCTCTTTGATGTCAACGAAGTCATTAAAGTTGGTGATGAAGTTAAACTTGAAAAGAGCACTGAAGTAGAACTGAATAGAGTAACTAAAACTGTTGAAAACTTCGCACAATCTGAAAATAGAGTCGTTAAGAGAATCGATAGTGCCGTTACTGTAGAAACACCATTCTATCAAGGAGTAGGTATCAGTAATGACAACTACAAACCACTAACTTGGATCAAACAGAAGAAAGACATTCTGATTGATGGTGCAGTTGTCTCTAAAGCGAGAGATTCTATCGAAGCTCAAATCAGTCCGATTGCTAGCGTAATTGGTGTTGTGAGTACAACTGATGCATTCGTCTTTGTTGACTCTGTTGCATTGTTCAAAGATACTGATGGATCTTTGACCGAAAACTTCAACCTTACATTTATTGCCCAGACTGGATTCGGAACTACTGCTGTTTCTGGTATTAATTATGAAGATATGACAGGCATTAATCCATTGGTAGCTAATGTACAAGGATACATTGGTCTTGTGACTGGTATTAGTACATGTCCTGGTATTGGAACTGATCTTGCAATTCAAATCCAATTTGATGTTCAAGAGTATGTAAACAATGGTAATGATCCCACTGGACTTGGAACCAATTATCCTTTCAGACTCTATGGAACTGGAATCAACACAACTGGTATTGCAATAACATCTATTGACACTCATGACACAGATGTTGTTGGAACTAGCACATATTATGGCGATAATATCTACTATGCATCTGCAGTTTCCTTTATCCCTGGAACTGGAAGTCGTCTCGGAATCATTACTGCAAACATTGCATCTTACACAGATACAACTGGTTTTGTTGGAGTTGGTTCTACCGCTTATCCTTACGCTTACTTTACTTGGGGTAGATTTGGTGAAGTTGATCGTGCTGCTAGACCAGTTTATGCAAATGTCAAGGGATTAAATTATGATCCACAAATGAGCGAATATCCCATCGTACAAAGAAGGGGTGTTGGACTGAGAGGGACGGGGGGTCTTCCGAAACGATTATAAATACAAAAAAGTTAGACCTTTCGCCCGCTCATAATAATGGCAGCCATTATCACCGATCAATTTAGGGTCATTAACGCAAATAATTTTGTAGACTCCGTAATTGATGGAACTAATTCATATTATACATTTTTAGGTCTTGCTAATCCGACTATTGCGGGTTATGGAAGAACTAGTACTTGGAACAGTACGACTGTTCAACCCCCATCACCGATTGATAATATTAGTTATGTCAATCATGTATATGACACGATGCTCTTTGGGAGAAAGATTCTCCCTGGTGATGTCAGGCGACTAGTTCGTAAAGTCCAATGGACAAAGGGTACATCATATGATATGTACCGCCACGACTATAGCACAAATAACAGGTCTCTGGTTTCTAACTCCAGCAGACTATATTCTGCAAATTATTATGTAATTAACCAAGACTTCCAAGTCTACATCTGTATTAATAATGGTTCTGCTGGAATTACTTCAGTGGCGAGTGCTTCTCTTGATGAACCAACATTTACTGATTTGGAACCATCCGCTGCTGGTACGAGTGGTGACGGTTATCTATGGAAATACCTCTTTACTGTTCCTCCCGCCGATATCGTTAAATTCGACTCAACCGAATATGTAGCTGTTCCTAACGAATGGTTGAACTCTACAGAGAATGAAATCAAAGTCGTTAGAGATAACGGAGACTCTACAATTAATAACAACCAGATTAAAGTTGTTTCTATCGATGAACAGGGAGAGGGATATGCGTTCCTATCTAGTCCAGTAGAAGTGGATATTTTAGGTGATGGTACTGGAGGTAAAGTAAGAATTCAAACCAACACAAACGGACAAATCATTTCTGCTACAGTTACTGCGGGTGGTCAGGGATACAGTTTTGGAAGGGTTGATCTTTCTAGTATTAATGGTTCTACTACAAAGTTTGCTAAACTGACTCCGATCATTCCTCCGTCTAGAGGACATGGTTATGATCTGTATAAAGAACTTGGTACTGATAAGGTTCTAATCTATTCTAGATTTGACAATTCCAGTTACGATTTTGCTTCTGATACAACATTTGCTCAGATCGGCGTTCTTAAAAACCCAATTGCAGCTGGTGCTGGATCTACTGCTGTCCTTAACACATCAGAATTTTCTAACACTAAAGCACTTAAGTTTACAGGAAGCAGCACACAACCACTCGCAATTGGATCTAAGATCCAACAAGCTATTCCTGGAATTGGAACTGCGAAGGGTTATGTAGCTTCTTATGATGCATCCACTCAGGTCATCAAGTATTTCCAAGACAGAAATCTTTATGTTGACCAGATTTACTACGATGCAACTGATAGCATCAGCGTTGCTGGTGATGCGGCAGTTTTGGAGTTTTCTTCCTCTGGAAATGCTGTTACTGCCGATGGTGGATTTAGTGTAAACATTGATTCTGGTTTCTCTGGAATTTCGACAACTACTCCTTCAGGAAAAGTTGTTGATCTAGGTGTACAATTCACCAGTGGTCTTGCACCATCCGAAATAAATAAAAGGACTGGTGAGATCATTTACCTTGACAATAGACCTTCTATTACAAGGAATGAGCGTCAAAAAGAAGACATCAAAATCGTTTTAGAATTCTAAGAAGATGCCACAACAGACTAACCTCAATGTCAGCCCATATTATGACGACTTTGATGCCGAGAAGGGGTATCATAGAGTCCTGTTCAAACCAGGATTTCCCGTACAGGCTAGGGAACTTTCTACCTTACAATCTATCCTGCAGAATCAGGTAGAGACATTCGGTAGTCATATCTTCAAGGAAGGATCCATTGTTATCCCTGGATCATGCACATTTGATGGGCAGTATTATGCTGTTCAAGTCAATCCAACTCACTTAGGCGTTGACATTGGAGTTTATGCCTCTCAAGTCGTTGGTAAAATAATCAAAGGTCAGACATCTGGAGTTACTGCAAAAGTAATTAACTATATCAGTGCTACTGAGTCTGATAACGACAATGATACTTTTTTCGTAAAATATATCAAGTCTGCTAATACTGGCGATTTTGATTTTTTCAGTGACAATGAAGTTTTAGTTGCTGAACAGGCGTTTTCTTTTGGTGGAACAAGCATCAATGTTGGTGGAACATTTGCATCTACAATTGAACTGAATGCATGCAGCATTGGATCTGCTGCATCTGTTGATGATGGTGTATATTTTGTTAGAGGTAATTTTGTTAGGGTACAGAAGCAAACAATTATCTTAGACCAATATAATTCACAGCCTTCTTATCGTGTTGGTCTGAAAATTGTAGAAAGTGCAATTAGTGCTAAAGCAGATAACACACTTTACGATAACGCAAAAGGATTTTCTAACTTTGCTGCTCCTGGAGCAGATAGACTTCAAATCAAACTAGTTCTTGCTAAGAAAGCAGTTACTGATTTTGAAGATACTGACTTCGTAGAAGTTCTTAGAATTGACAACGGAACAATTCTTTCTATTAAGAAAGACACAGAATATTCTAGAATCAGAGATTATATTGCATCTAGAACATTTGATGAGTCTGGTAACTATTCTGTTGAGAAATTTATTGTTAATGTTGAAGAGTCTTTAAATGACAGACAAGGGAATAATGGCGCGTATTATTCCGATCAAACCACATATGATGGAAACACTCCGTCTGATGATCTTGCTGTATTGAAGATCAGTGCTGGTAAAGCATATGTCTATGGATATGATATCTCCACAGATGGTCCGACAACGATTGATATATTCAAACCTAGAGAAACTCAAGAAGTTAAGGATAAAGCATTCCCATTTGAAATGGGAAACAAATTTGTTGTTAATAATGTTGTAGGTCTTACTACCTTTACAAATAGAATTGATCTTTATAGTGGTCCTTATTCTGGAGCAACAAATGTTGCTGCTGGATCCAGTGTAAAGATTGGAGATGCTAAAGTATATACTATTGGACTGAGAGATGCTGAATATGAAGATGCATCTACAGAATTCAATATGTACTTGTATGATGTACAAACATACACCACATTAACACTTAATGATAATGTTAGTGCTACTGAACTGATTGAATCTGCATACATTGTTGGTAAAGAAAGTGGTGCTAGTGGATATGCAGTTGCAGCTGGATCTGGAACTAGTACTGTTAACATCACACAAACATCTGGAAACTTCAGATTGGGGGAACAAGTTCTAATCAATGGAGTACAAGAACTCCCCAGAGCTATTGAGAATATCGAGACTTATGGGATCAACGATGTTTACAGTTTCCAACAGTCCAACACTTTCTCCGCAAACAAAAAACTGACGGATCGAGTTCCTCCTAGGTTTGGAAACGGTCTGATGAGAATCACTGCTGCAGGAACAGTGACTTCTCCTAGATTTGATAGTTTTGAGCCATTCAAACCTGGAGATGTTATCAGATATGAATCTGCTACAGATACTAGTGGTTCTGCTCTGAGTGTTCCCACTCAAAATGTTGTTATTTCTGTTGCTGCTGACCTTCAATCGATGCAGGTTGGTGCAATGACAACCGTATCTGGTCTGTTTGATGGTGGAGTAAAAGCATTTGAGGGTGCTGTAAAGATCGGTGCTCAAGACAGTAATGTTGAAAACGCATCTTTAATTACTACACTTCCCGATCTCAACATTGCAAATGTAGATTTTAGCAATTCTACTTTGCTCCTTTCTGCTCAAGTTACTAACGAGACCACAACTGCTGGTGGTGTGTTGGTTGTTCCCATCTCTTCCGTGAATCTTGACGACGCATCTTTTGTTGCATTTGATCAAGAGAGATATCAAGTACAGTATTCTAGTGGCGCAATCGCTGATATTGATGAATCTCAAGTTCTTGTAACTCCAACATCTCTTACTATTTCTGGACTGACTCCAAGTCAATCTAACATCAAAGTTAATGTAACTGTCTCTAAGGCAAACATCAAGAATAAAGTAAAAGAGTACAAGAGATCTCAAAAAGTTTCTATCACAAGATCTACAAACAGAAGATCTGGATCTGACCCCAACACAAGCGTTAACGATGGTCTGACTCATAGTGAACTCTATGGTATTAGAGTTCAGGACAGAGAAATCTGTCTTAACTATCCAGATGTAATTGATTTAGTAGCAATCTATGAGTCTCTAGATACATCTGCCCCAATTCTCGATAAACTGACATTCTCTTCTACGGATAATGTCTTTGCGAGTGCTATCGTTGGTGAAAATATTTTTGGTACGACTAGCAAAGGAATTGCTAGGGTTGTATCTATTGATGCTCTTAATAGTCAAATTGAAATTGTATATCTGACAGATGATAGATTCTCTGTCTTAGAACCTCTTGAATTTGAAGAGTCAAAAGTCGTCGCTGTTCTTCAGGCATATACTCCTGGAAAATATAGAGACATCACTACAAGTTATCTCTTAAACAAGGGTCAGAAAAATCAATACTATGATTATTCGAGAATCGTAAGGAACAGAGGAGGATATGTTCCTCATAGACAATTGTTAGTTGTTTACAATAGATACGATGTTCCCAGTGGAGACACTGGTGATGTATTTACTGTCAACAGTTATGATGAGCAAAGATATTCCAAGGATATTCCAAATATCGGACCTTCTGAGGTTCCTGCTCATGATGTATTAGATTTCAGACCTAGAGTAACTACATTCAATCCTGCTTCTGCAACAAAGTCTCCGTTCTACTATACATCTAGAGACTTTGACGGTGAGCCAGATAGAATTTTGACTCCTAACGAGTCAATGACATTTGATTATGATTTCTATCTTCCTAGAATTGACAAGTTGATTCTTCTCCCAGATGGATCATTTAAAGTTGAACTGGGTAAAGCAGCAAGACAACCTATTCCTCCTGCTAGCACTAGTAAAGGAATGGAGATCGCCACTATTCTTCTTCCAGCATATCTGAAAGATGTAGAGGAAGCTAGAGTCTACTTAAAAGACAATCGCAGATACACCATGCGAGATATTGGTGATCTTGCTGATAGAGTTGAAAATCTTGAACTTGCTACTAGTTTGTCTCTGCTTGAAAAGAGCGCAGAGTCTTTACAGATCAGAGATTCTCAAGGTCTTTCTAGATTCAAGTCTGGATTCTTTGTAGATAACTTTAAGACCAATGACTTTATGGATCCTAGTTCTCCTTGTGAGATCGATACGGATCTTGGCGAACTTAGACCTCTGAGAGAATTTGCTTCTATTGATCTACAAGTAGCACCTGCAACAAACCTCCCTGTTTCTCAGGTTGATTACGATTCAAACTTTAATCTGCTTGATCCCAATACACAAAAAACTGGAGATCTCCTCAGCCTTAAATATGAGGAAGTTGAGTATATCAAGCAAGAGTTTGCAACCAAAGTAAACAACATCAACCCGTTCCATGTTGTTGCATATACTGGTGAACTTAGACTTAATCCGACGGTTGATAACTGGATTAATACTAGAAGAACTCAAAATGTTATTCGTAATACTATTGGTATTACAATCTTTAATAACCAAGTTACAGCAAACTTCAGATTAACTAGAGGAGGAACTCTGGGCGGATCTGCTACTACAAGAACCAGACAAATTGGTAGATCTGTCCAAAGGAATGACATTAGATCTGAAAACACCTTTATTGCAGAGGAAACATTTGATCCATTCTGCCGTTCTAGAAACATTGAATTTAGAGGAATTGGTCTGAAGCCCAATACCAGTTTCTATGCTTTCTTTGATAACCAAAGCGGACTTGATATTATCCCCAAACTTCTTGAAGTTAACAATGTTTCTGGATCTTTCCAAGTTGGAGAAACTATTAGAGGTCGTGTTGCTGGCAACAATTTTGAGTTTAGACTTTGTACTCCTAATCACAAATCTGGACCTTTCAATAATCCCACTGAAACATATAGCATTGATCCCTATAACCCAACATCTACGCTTCCTAACGGATATTCTCAGGCATCTACAGTTCTCAACATTGACACAGTAGGACTCGCTGCTCAGGCACAAGGAGCTTTCTTTGGTCTTGTTCTTCCTGGAATGGTTCTGAGAGGATTGACGAGCGGTGCTCAAGCAACTGTTAGTCAAATCAGATTGATTTCTGATGACTTTGGTGATTTGATTGGATCTGTCTTCATCAGAGATCCTAATCAAACTCCCACACCTCAGGTCAGAATCAGATCGGGAAGCAGAGACTTTAAGTTAACATCTAGTCAAACAAACCAAGATCCAGCACCAGGAAGCACTCTTATTTCTACTGCGATTGGTAGATACCTTGCAACTGGAACAACAAGAGTCGTACAAACTGATATTAGAATTACGACTCTTCGGACTACTACGATTACTAACCTCTCTACAATTGACATTAGAGGTACTATTCCTCCCCCGCCTCCTCCGCCGCCGCCAGTTATCATTAACCGCACAACGGTTGTTAATAGAACAGTAGTGGCACCCGCGAGAGCTAGACCTGTTCGGGTAAGGAGAAGAGACCCTCTTGCTCAAACAATTGTAACAGGACCAGAGGGTGCGTGGATTACTTCTCTTGATGTCTTCTTTTCCAAGAAGAATAGCGGAACCACTCCAGTAACAGTCCAAGTCAGAACAGTAGAACTCGGTACACCTACACTGCAGGTGATTGATAGAAATGCTATTGCAGTCCTGAGACCTTCTGATATTACTACATCTGAAAATGGATCTATTCCTACGAGAGTAAGATTTAGAACTCCATTCTATCTGGATCCCGAGACTACATACGCTATCGTACTTGTTTCTGATAGTGACGAGTATGAGGTATTCTGTGGTGAGATGGGTCAAAAAGCACTCAACGCTCAGTTGCTTCCCTCTGCTCAGGGTAAGATCTACTCTCAGCAGTTTGCTATGGGTTCCCTGTTCAAGTCACAGAACGGAGAAATTTGGACACCATCTCAGTTTGAAGACCTTACATTCACACTCTATAGAGCCAAGTTTACTGCCGATAGTGGTCTCCTTACATTCTACAATCCTCCCATTGAACCCAATAACGGACTTCTTCCTCCTCTGAACTTCGATCCCATCACATCTCTTCCCAAGAAAGCAAAGATTGGTATCACAACTACATCTAATGCTGGTTTGATTGGAACCGTATTTACACAGGGTAGAAAAATTGCAGAAAGCACGGAAACATATCGCTATGGATACATCGATGACAAAGGTGGTCCCGTTCTCGGAACTCCTGGCATTCTGACTGGGGGACGGAACTATGGAACTCCTATCAATCCAGTAAGTACATACAATATTGTCGGTAACGGAGAAGGTCTCACTCTCAACGCTACTGTTGGATCTGGAATTTCTGCAATTACTGGTGTATCGATTGCATCTTCTGGTAGAGGATACAAAGTAGGTGATGTTATTGGTATTGTTACTGCAGACATCGGTAATGCTGGATCTGGAGTCCGAATCGGTATCAACTCTTTGGGCGGTATCGACACTCTGTATCTAACAGATGTACAAGCAGAGTTGTTCAATACAACAACCAATGATCTCCTCTACTATCATGATAGTGGATCTACGGTTGACACTGGACTTGACATCATCACATATGATGCCACTGGATCTGTTTACACTGGAGAATATTTCAGAGTAGACTGTAGAAATCATGGTATGCACAGTCTCTCTAATAAAGTTATTATTGAAGGTGTTGAATCTGATGCAGTTCCTACCGAACTGTCGGTTGCTCTGGCATCTAATGACACAACAGTTTCTGTTGCCTCTACATCACAATTTGCCACATTTGAAGGTGCGACTGTAAGTGCAGCAAACACTGGATACGCATTGGTCAACAGTGAGATCATTTCTTACACATCCGTCGGTATTTCGAGTCTCGGTGGTGTTGTAAGAGGAGTTGATGGAACTAAGGCACTTAACCATCTCCAAAATGATGTAATCTCCAAGTACGAATACTCTGGAGTATCTCTCAGAAGAATCAATACAGAGCATGATGTTTCTGGTCTACTTAGAGACATTGATGAATATCACATTCAAATTGACAGGGGTTCTAGCAGAGGCAGCGATGATGGAATCAACAATATTCCTCAGGTTTCCTTTAGAGAAGAAGCTTCTGGTGGTGGAAAGAATGTTTATGCCTCTAGAAACATCCAGTATGACGCTGTAAGACCTATATTTGATGCAACGACATTCGGACCTGGAGACTTCATTTCCCTTCAATTGAGAACTGTTACAGGTACATCTCCTAATGGTTCTGAGTCTGCTTATGTTGATGGTGGTCTAACAAACATCGATTTCAATAGAACTACTCAGTTTGATACAACTCGAATTCTTGCATCTCGTGTAAATGAATCCGACAAGTTAGGTTCACTTCCTAGAAACAAGTCCTTTGGATACACTATCGCTCTGGACAACAATGGAGATGAGTTCAACTCTCCCTGCATCAATATCGAAGCTGCAGCATCTAACCTGTTTGAAAATAGATTGAATTCTCCAATCTCTGACTACAGAACAGATCCTAGAGTCAATGGCAGATTCGGTGATCCCCATGCTTCTTATTATCTCTCAAATCCGATCTATGTTAAGAATCCTGCTACTTCTTTGAAGGTTATCTTCGAAGCTCGCAGACCAGTTGAGTGTGATTTCAGATGCCTCTATAGCATCCTTAAGACTGATTCTAGCGAGGTAACTCCTGATTTTGAACTGTTCCCTGGTTATCTCAATCTTATTGATACTGATGGCGATGGTATTGGTGATCAGGTAATTGATCCCAAGCAAAATGACGGTAGATCTGATGCTCCTGTTGCTGCAGATGAGACCCAATACAGAGAGTATACATACTCTATAGATGAACTTCCAAGTTTCAACGGTTTCCAAATTAAAATCGTATTCACTGGAACTAACCAAGCGAAGTATCCTGTAGTCAAGAACCTGAGAGTAATTGCGGTAGCATGAGTTTGATTCCCGTTGAAGGGCACTCTTATCTGTGGAGAGATTCTGAAACTGGAGCCATCGTCAACGGCGATGACTCCAATTATCAGGCATACATAAGACAAAGAGATGCCAAGAAAACTGAGAAGCAAGAAATCGAGTCTATGAAAAAAGACATCGATGAGATTAAGAATATGTTAAGTAAAATTATTGATAAACTATGAGTAGAAATCCTCATTCCGAATTTTTAAGGTATCATGGGTTTGCCTCAGAAGATACTAGTGATATTCCACGCACTGAACTAGATTTGCTTAAAGCAGATGTTCTAGAAATCAAATTGACTATGCAGCAGGTATTACAGGAATTAAGGAAACTAAATACCTAATAGGATAATCCGTGATGTAAAAGATGGCAGTTTACATTGCTAATCTTCAAATTGACACTGGGGTTGATTTTCAACACGGTTTCAGTTTAGGGGACAACGACACAGGAAGTTTTTTAAACTTAACTAACTACACAGCAACTTCTCAGATGAGAAAGTGGGCAGGTAGTAGCACTGCCGTCTCATTTGCATCTACCGTTACCGATCCCGAAAACGGTCAGATTCAGATTTCTCTGGGTTCGACTGCTACGGTTGATTTAAAACCAGGGCGTTATGTATATGATGTGAACCTCGAAGACGCTGGTGGCTATAAGTACAAGGTCGTTGAAGGAATGGTCCTAGTCAGAGCAGGAGTCACAAGGTAATGCCAGCATTACGAATCGGCACATCAAATCAAGTCAAAGTTATTGCCAGCGGTGCCCTTGGAGGGGGATCTGGTGGTAGATTAACTTTGCTCGCGGATGTAGACGCGACAAACTTGGAGGACGGTGTTATTTTGGTCTATGAAGCTGCGACAAACACTTTCATAACTACGAAAAATTTCCCCGCTGCTATTATTGACGGAGGTGTCTTCTAATGTCCGCAACGATCCTCCTCAAAAGAACGCTTGGCACTTCGCCGCCAAACATTGCTCCTGTTGGTACTGGTGTATCCTTTGGTGAACTTGTTTACACATACGATACCAGCGATGTAGGTGCTGGTAAGTCGTATAAGAAGTTATATATTGGTAACCCTTCTGGTCCTACTGCATCTCCGATCCCGATTGGTGGTGAGTACTACACCAGCCTCTTCCCAGAAAATCCTGCTTCTTTTGGTACTCCTGAAGCATCTAAGGTTGTCGTACTTGATACTCAAGCAAGAGTTTCTAAGTGGACTGTTGTAGATGATTTCTATGTTGCAGGAATTGGTACAGTCAATAGTGACTTTACCGTAGGTGGTAACCTCAATGTAACTGGTGACCTCGTTTATGACGAGGCAAATGCTAGAAATTGGAATATCACTGGTGTTGCAACTGCTGCTACATTAG